GCTGGGTCGCCCCGATCCCGCAGAGTATGCTGACGAGACCGGTCCTGTAACTTGGGAACATGTAATAAATGAAGTATCTAAAGTACTATCTAATCATGAGTGATGGAATAACAGAAGCTCGTAGAGGCACCTATTTTAAATCCGATAAATATAACCATGATGATAGTATTATTAATCCTGAGTTATACGGAAAAATAAAAAGTACAAAAAACGTGAAAATAGATACTAAAATTAAAGATTTTAAACATATGCCTAATCAAAAATGGCATAAAATTATGAGCTTTATTAAATCAAGTATCCGTATAACTGGTTATATTCTTATCCCATTCGACTTGACCTCAGCTGCTCTTGTTCTTATATTTAGTGAAATAGTAGGTATATTAGAAGAATTAGTATGAAAAAATTCGAAACTTGGTTTTTGAAATATGGACATTGGAGTTTTTTAACAAGCTCACTTTTTGAAGCATCAGAGAGTCGTTGGTTAACGGCGGCTGCTTTTATGTTTCTTTTTATTAACTATCAATTTTTAAACAAAAAATGAAACAACTTTGGTATTTTTCAGCCCCATGGTGCGGTCCATGTCAATCTTTTGGTCCTATTATGGATCAAGTAACAAATGCAGGTGTAAATGTAAAAAAAGTTAATATTGATTATGAACCTAATGCCTCAACTACTTATGGTATTAAAAGTGTTCCAACTGTTATTTTAGTTGAAGACGGACAAGAAAAAGCACGTTTTATAGGAGCTCGTTCTTTGAATGATGTGATTAAATTTTACAATCAATAATGAGTAGTTTTAGGTCAACAAAAGTATTTGATGGCTACTCAACAGTATTCCGCCAATGGAAAGCTGAAGGAACACATTGTAGATTCCTTCATGGCTATGGAGTAAGTTTAAAAGTATGGTTCGAAGGTGAACTTGACCAGCGTAACTGGGTATGGGACTTCGGAGGTATGAAGCGTGCTAAAGGTACTATCGATGGTATGAACCCTAAAGCATGGATGGATTATATGCTTGATCATACTACAATTATTGCAGATGATGATCCATACCTTTCTTACTTCCATAACATGTACACCGAAGGTCTAATTCAACTACGAATTATTCCAGCTACAGGAGCAGAGCGTTTTGCAGAGTACTTCTACAACAAATTAAATACATTTATTCAAGAAGAAACAGATGGTCGTGTTAAAGTAGTTCAAGTTGAATTTCGTGAACACGAGAAAAACACAGCATTTTATAAAGGATAATTATGTCACTAGGAAGAATAGAAGACTACAATAAAATTCTACCAATTGTAGAATTATACACTTGTGTGCAATCAGAGGGTAGCCGAGCAGGTCGCCCTACTGTTGCAGTCCGCACTACGGGTTGCACCCACCGCTGCTACTTTGGTGAAGGTGGATGGTGTGATTCTTGGTACACAAGTATCCACCCTGAAAAAGGTAAATACACTTTCCAGGATATTATTAACATTTACGATCAAAATCCTGAAATTAAGGAGATGATGTTAACTGGAGGTTCTCCAACTATGCATCCAAAACTCGTAAACGAACTAACTCACTTTGCAAATGAAAGGCAAATCATCATCACGATCGAAACAGAAGGGTCTGCTTTCCTTGAAACAGATTATCCTATTGGGCTTATTAGTTTCAGCCCTAAATTTAGTAACAGCGTGCCTGTACTTGGGGGTACTACACCTCTTGGGAGTATTGTAGATCAAAAATTCATTGATACTCACAATCGACTACGTCTAAACAAAGACGCGATTAAAAAGTCAATGGCTTATCATTCAGACTACCATATGAAGGTAGTCGTTAACCCAGATGAAATGCCAGAAACTTGGGCTGAAATTCGTTCATTTATGGATGAGCTAGAAGTACCAAAAGATAAAATCTGGATTATGCCTCCTGGAGATAATCGTCAAGAACTAATTCGTGTTTATCCTATGGTAATTGATTGGTGTACTAAGAATTACTATAACTTTACAGGTCGTGAACATATTATTGCTTTTGATACTAAACGTGAAGTCTAATGCCTTTTGTCATTTTTAAGCATACTAACATCCAAGGAATCCCTCGTACTATCATCGTGAATGATAGTGAGGGTATTCCTATGGAGTTTGAATCTATGAGTGCTGCTACAAAATTAGCTGAACTATTTCAAGCCAACACCACTTCAGGAAATATTTACGAAGTAAAAAAAATAAAATAATGGCTAAAACTAGTGAAAAAATAGTTTGCCATAACTGTTTAGATTCTATAACTTTTAAAAAAGGAGTTAAAGTAGAAAGAAATAACTTTGGGATTCCTCATTTTGTTTGGATTTGTAAAAAATGTTACGATGCAGCTCCTACTAGAAAATAATAAAGGACATGTTATAGTAGACGATTCTACAGGTAAAATTATTTCTGTTGTCGTTCATAATGCTATTAAAAATAAACAAGATTTTATTAACTTAGCCAGTTTTACAAATAACCCAGATGGGACTCACTCTGCAACACGTTTTGTAAAATGAACAATTTAGATAAAACATACCAAGCACTCCTACAAGATATCCTAGATAACGGAGTAAAAAAGGAAGACAGAACAGGTACCGGAACTATTTCAGTATTTGGTCGTCAGATCAGACATAAAATGTCTGACGGTTATCCTTTGCTTACTACTAAGAAAATGGCATTCAAAACTATGGTAACTGAGTTACTGTGGTTTTTGAAAGGAAATACCAACATTAAGTATTTGGTTGAGAATGGATGTAACATATGGACTGGGGATGCATACAAACGTTATAAAACTGTATGGGAATACGAATTAGATGAACCATTGTCAATGGAAGACTTTGTTCAGCGTATTAAAACAGATCCTATTTTTGCACACGTTTGGGGTGAGTTAGGACCAATTTATGGAGCACAATGGAGAAAGTGGCCATCATCTGATTTAGCAGGTGGTGATATTGACCAAATTAAAAATCTAATTTATCAACTCAAAACAAACCCAGATTCAAGACGATTAATGGTTTCAGCTTGGAATGTTGATGATCTAGAACATATGGCTCTACCTCCTTGCCATTACGGATTTCAAGTTTATACAAGACCAACTACACGTGAAGAGAAGATTATTAATCCTGGAAAATACAGAGCAATCTCTCTAATGTGGAATCAACGTTCAGTAGATACATTCTTAGGTTTACCATTCAATATTGCCTCTTACGGATTATTGCTTGAAATGATTGCTAAAGAAGTAGACATGGTACCTGATGAATTGATTGGTAATTTAGGTGATGTTCATTTGTATTCAAATCACGTTGAACAGGCAAAAGAACAAATCACTAGAAAACCAATGACTTTACCTACAGTAGAGATAACAGAACTAGATTTGTTGGAAGGTAGTGTATCGGCAGAATTAAAAAACTATATTCACCACGATCCAATCAAAGCACCTTTATCTAATTAATTATGATTGAATTATATTCTGCTCACGATATAGACATTAAAACCAAAATTATTGCTCAACAAATTTCTCGCGAGCATAAAAATGATGCTACACCTGTTGTAATGGTAGGAGTACTAAATGGAGCATTTATGTTCTATTCAGATCTAGTTCGTAATATGGATATTGATGTAGAATGTGATTTTGTTCGAGTCAAATCCTACTCAGGTAAAGAACGAGGCAGTATTCAACTCACTAAAGATATTGAAACATCAGTGCAGGGTAAGTACGTTTACTTAGTTGATGATATTTTTGATTCAGGAGAAACAATGCGATTTTTAGCTAAATATTTTAATATTAAAGGTGCAAAAGATATCAATGTTGTTACTCTAGTAAAACGAGCTAAAAATGAATTTAACCCTATAGGACCTCATAGTCTTATATCTTCATTTAGACATGCTTTTGAATGCGAGGATGAATGGTTGATTGGTTATGGAATGGATTCAACAGGGGGTTATAAAAGAAATCTTAAATCTATCTTTGCTCTTTAAAAAAAAGTTATTATATTAATGTTATGGAAAATATAGAAAATAAACGTCGTAAAAAACACGAAAATATTGAATGCGTTCCTGTTGGTTTCGCAAACGGAGTAGCAGGTGATTTCCCACTTTCAGCTGAACAAAAAGAAGCAATGATCGAGGAAGCAGCAGAGCACTTTGGACGCTTTCTTACAGCACTAAAATGTGATTGGCAAAATGACCCTAACTCAATGGAGACACCTCGTCGCGTAGCTAAAGCATACGTAAACGATTTATGGAAAGGCCGTTATACTCCATTTACAGAAATTACTTCATTCCCCTCAGATGGTTATGATGGAATTATCATTGAACGTAACATTCAACTTACATCAATGTGTTCACACCACCACCAAACAATTCGTGGTGTAGTACATATTGGTTATGTAGCTGGAGATAATGGTCGTGTAATTGGTTTATCTAAACTAAACCGAATTGTAGAACATTTTGGTCGTCGAGGTGCTATCCAAGAACAACTTACATCAGCTATTCACCAAGCAGTAAATAAAGTATGTGAAGGTAATCGTGGTGTAATTGTAACTGTAGTTGCTACACACAACTGTGTATCTTGTAGAGGTATTAATCACCAAGGTGCAGCAATGGTAACTACCAAAGCATCAGGTGTGTTCATGGAAAATGATAACCAAGCTCGTAAAGAATTCTTTGATAGTCTTAAAATAAATAATGGTCATGTCTCAATTTAAAGAATTAATAACAATAGAATTAATTAATAGTTTAGGATTACTTCGTTCATTCTCTGATCGAGATGAAGCAACCCGTAACCCTGAAATAGATTGGGCTGAAGAAACTGCAGGTAGAATTGCAAAATTATTCAATTCCAAATATGTACCATTCGTAAGCGAGGTTGAAGAGTTCAACAGCTTAATGAATAAACCCAACAATTATGCACCCACAATTCCAGCAAAATCTGAATGGGATTTTGTCTACAACTTCGTTTTGGAAGAACTTGAGGAATATAAACAAGCTTGTGAAAAACAAGACATCGTGGAAATTTTGGATGCATTGTGTGACATTGCTTATGTATCCCTTGGGAACGGTACTATGCTTCATGGCCTTAAGAATCAAATTTGGCCCGCTTATATGGAAGTACAGGCATCAAATCTTTCAAAAGCTTGTTTTACACAAGAAGAGGCACAAAAGACTGTTGAAACACGTTCACAAGAACAAGGCGAAGGCTGTCACTATGAGCAGGTTGGTAACAAGTATGTTGTATATCGTACTCGAGACCGTAAAGTAATGAAATCAATTAATTATTTTAAACCTGATCTGAATCAATTCTTTAAATAATGAGTTACAAATCTTGTTTTGCTACTAGATTAGGCAATAACAAATATAAAATCCATTTATGGGAAGATAAGGGTTACACTAATTTTGAGTGGAACTACCCTGCCTACATCGAATGTGACGAACAAGAAGAAGAATTTGTTGGTTTAAAAAAAGAATCTCTTAGGAAAACTTACAAATGGGATAAAGAAGATAATAAAGTTCATTTTAACGATATGAAACCTTACCAAAGGTTTTTAGTTGAAAAGTATGGAACTAATGATGAACCTTCAACAACCCATAAAGAAGTATTTTTTGATATTGAGATTGAAATGGGGGGAGCACTTACGGAAGAATATATCAAAAGTGCTCCCAAACCCGTTACTTCAATTGCATGGTGGTACAAACAAGAGGATCAATGGGTAATTCTTATTTTAGATAAAAAAGGACAATTAAAGCACACCAAAGCTAAAAATAAAGAAATTGTTCCTTGTGAAAGCGAAGAAAAGCTTTTAGAAACTTTCTTAATAAGAATGCGCGAAATTAATCCGGATATACTCATAGGGTATAATAGCGATTATTTCGACATACCCTACCTCTACTACCGCATCTCTAATGTATTCGACCAAGAAATCGCTAGTGCTATCTCTCCGGTTAACATTGTTTACGACCAAAGTGAGTGGAATAAAGACCAACCCCTACTAATGGCGGGAGTTGAAAATCTTGACTACATGAAGCTACACAAAAAATATAGCTTTAAAGATGAACCCTCGTATAAATTAGATGCGTTAGGTAAAAAATACGTTGGTTTAGAAAAAATTGAATACGAAGGTAGTTTAGATCGGTTGTTTGAAGAAGATATTCAAACTTTTATTCAATATAACTTTCGAGATGTTGAGATCTTAAAAGCGTTAGACGAAAAATTTCAATATATTTCGTTAACAAAAAACCTAGCCCACAAAGGTAAGATCAATTATAGTGACGTCTATAAAAACAGCATGATTCACGACGGCGCAATTAGTGCTTACCTATTGTCTCAAGGTACTATACCGCCTAGCCGCGATAAAAACCCAATTACTAAGTTGAACTACGCCGGTGGTTACTTATTTTGCCCCCAAGCAGGGTTATATAAGTATATGTTTGACGAAGATTTAACTTCTCTATACCCATCTATTATTATGTCTTTAAACATTGGTAAAGAAACGCTAGTAGGGCGTATAATTATACCAAATGAGAAAGTTATAGTGGAAGGAAAGGAAATATTTAACTGCCGTTACGGATTAAATGATTTGAAAAAACTAAATCCGGAAACCGAACTTACACTGGAAAATTCATCCAGAAAACGAACCAAGATAGAGGCTGGGAAACTTATAAATCTAATTGAAGATATGGGATTTGCAGTGTCTGCTAATGGTGTTATGTATAGAACAGATTTCGATTCAGTATTGAAAACTATTCTTGCTAAATGGTTTGAAGAAAGGGTTTTGTATAAAAATAAAATGAAGGAATCTTATAAAGCAGGTGATAAAGAGAAAGGGGCTCAATACCACTTACTACAACATACAATGAAGATCTTGTTGAACTCATTGTATGGTGCTACTGCTTTAGGGGGTTTTCGTTATGGTAATGTTATTCTAAGTGAGAGTATTACATTGTCCGGTCAGCGTATTATCCAAGAATCGGCCTTGTTTGCTAACACACATATGAACAAAATAATGCGAGAAGAGATAGCCTTATGATATCAAAACAATCAATTCGAAACGGAGTCACTATATTTTGTGATGGAGAACAATTAAATAAAGATCAATTAATTAATCTTACTTTAAATTGGTCAGATAAAGAAACCTCTTTATTAAAGAAAATGTTAAAACAAGGAGGTACTTTTAAAATTAAAGGTAAAAAATTTACTATTTTTGCTCTAGAAACCATTTATAATTCTAAAGGAGAAGAAGAACAACCTTTAGAAGTATTTGATGAAGAATGAAAACACAAAGAACCCTAGATTTACATGGTGTTAAACATGAGGATGTTGAGAAAGAATTAGTTGATTTTTTCTTTTGGCATTCTCAAGAATTTAAAAATACTAAAATTATCACTGGTAAGTCTTCTGCTATGCAGAAAATTGTTACTGAATGGCTTGATGGGTATGATTTTAAATATTATATTCCGTCTGATAATTTAGGCGAAATTCAAGTAATAGAATGATTCATTTAGAAGGTACTCCGTGGTTCATCTGTAAAGAAGATGACGTGAATTTCTGTGCTTATGTAGATACGGATTCTAACTATTATAATGCAGAGCCTTTATTAAAGCATCTTTATCCTAATTTTGATGAGATGTCTGAAGCAGAAAGAGATGAAGCATTAGAAAAGATTGCCCTTAAATACCAAGATTTAATTACGGGGTACTACCAACAAATGGCTGAAGAAGTATTCAATATTAAAGAACACCGATTTGAAATGAAAACTGAAGCAGTTATTCGTTCGGCCTATTTTAGAGCTACTCGTAGATATGCTCAATGGATTACTAAAAAAGAAGGTGTAACTAAAGAAGAATTAGATATTAAAGGGTTAGAGTTTATGAAAGCTAATTTCCCTCCAATATTTGGTAAATTCTTTAATTCAATCTTAGAAAAAGTACTAAAAGGATCTGATCAAAAAGAAATTGATAAATTACTTTTAGATTTTAAAAATTATATTCTTTCTAAAGATTTAGATATTGCTATTTTAGGTAACCCTACTTCAGTTAAAACTTTAGATAAATACATTGAACGTAAAGCTAAAAAAGGTGAAATGTTCTCTGCTATTAAACAAGGAGCACCTGCTTCAGTTAAAGCTGCTATTAAATATAATGATTTATTATCATTTTGGGGCTTAGATAAGCAACATTCTCGTATTGTACAAGGTGATAAAGTAAAATGGATTTACTTAAAAGATAATCCTTATAAAATAGAGGCACTTGCTTTTCTTGATTTTGATATGCCTGATAAAATAAAAGATCTTTTAAATAAGTACGCAAATAAAAATAAATCTTTTGAGTCTATTCTTGAAAGTAAATTAGAAGGTTTTTATCATGATTTGGGTTGGAGTTTAAATCTTAACCCTTACATTACAATGTTTTTTAATATATAAGTTATGATTAATAAAAGTGAACTCCAATCAATTATTTCAAAATATTTTTTGGGAGGTCTTAATGAAGCTGTTAGGTGGGAAGTAAGTGATAAAAAATTAAATATTAGTTTTAAATCACCTAATAAGGAAATGATTGGTAAAATATGCCATAAAAATTTTCCTTTAAATAATTGTGAAATTGGTATAACTGATACAAGTAAACTTAATAAATTACTTGCAGTAACAACAGGATTAATAGAATTAAAATTAGATTCTATAAATAAAGTATTTACTAAACTTTCATTTTCAGATACCAATTACACACTACATTATCCACTAGGTGATATTTTACTTAACCAGTTTAAAAAATTAAATGAACCTACTGATAATTTTACATTTGAGATTAATTGTGATTTAACTAAAGAAATAGTAGATAACATTATTAGAGCAAAATCAGCTTTAGATAGTGATAATGTTATTTTTAATGTAGGTAGAAATTTTGATGGTGAAGCTGTATTAGAATTAATCTTTGGAGACAATTCAGAACATTCTAATAAAATTAATTATATAATTCAAGATGTTTCTTTATCAAATGGAACTATGGATTTTGTAATTCCGTTTAATTCTGACATTCTTAAAACTATATTAAGTAATAATAAAGATTTTGAAACAGCTCACATGAGTTTAAACACTCAAGGGTTATTAAAATTGCAATTTGAAAACGAAAATATTGAAAGTACTTACTTTTTAGTAAGAAAAGCAGATCTTTAATATTTATAAAAGACCTCGTACTTTAGCTTGCCGGGTATTAGGTCTTTTCGTATCTTCGGTTATAATTAAAAAGTTTATGAGTGACAACCAAAAACCGACAGGAATCCGGTACATTAAAGATCCTGCTCTCGAACCTTATTTTATACAATTAGATGACTACTGCTATGCAGTACAAGAAATAATTGTAGCCCAAGAAAGTGGTAAAGAATATCAAAACACTTTAGGGTTTTTCTCTGATTTTGGTAGTTGTTTAAAGGCAATTGCTAAAAGTGAAGTTAAAAAAGGTAGTTACGAAAGTGTAAAAGAATTCATTAAAGAATATAATAAAATAATTGATAGATTAAGTAAACTAACAGAGTTATGAAATTAGAAGCCCTATTTAATGCCATTATAGTAAAACCAATTGAATTGGAAGAAACTCTTTATGGTAATATTATTGTACCTGATTTGGGTAGTGAAAGAAATAAAACAGCAGAAGTTATTTCTATTGGCCCTGGTTTTGAATCAGGTTATGGAAAATTTGTTAAAACTATCCTCGAAGTAGGAGATATTGTTGTATTACCTGCATTAGGATTTACCAAATTTGAATATCAAGGTGAAGAATACTGGATTGGTAAAGAAAATGATATTTTAGCAAAAATTAATAAATAAAAAATGAGTAAAGTTATAGAATTCGGGCCCGATGCTCGTAAACAATTAGTTTCAGGTATTGATAAATTAGCAGATGCAGTTGTAGCTACTTTAGGACCAAATGGTCGTAACGTAGTCATTGTAAATGATCAAGGTCAAGTACAATCTACCAAAGATGGTGTAACTGTCGCTAAATCTATTTCTCTTTCAAATAATGTAGAAGAAGTAGGTGTTAAAATGGTAAAACAAGCAGCTATTAAAACTGCTGACTATGCAGGTGATGGTACTACTACTTCTACTTTGCTTGCTCGCGAAATGGTTAAAGCGGGTCTAAACCATTTGAATAACGGAGCTAACGCGGTAGAAATTAAGCGTGGTATCGATGCTGCTGTAAAGCAAGTAACAGAAGCACTTCGTACTCAAATTAAAGAAGAAATTTCAAGCGAAGAACAACTTGAACAAATCGCTACTATTTCAGCAAACAATGATCCTGAAGTAGGTAAATTAATTTCAACTGCTTTAAATAAAGTTGGTCGTGAAGGTGTAGTTTCAATCGAAGAATCTAAATCAGGTGAAACTGCTCTAGAAATGGTTGAAGGTATGCAATTTGAAAGAGGTTATAAATCTCATTATTTTGTTACCAACAATTCAAACATGACTGCTTATTTGGAAAATCCTTATATTCTAATAGCAGATAAGCGTTTTACTCAAATCAATGATTTACTTCCTATTTTACAAGCAGTTTCTAGCCAAAGCCGCCCTTTGCTAATTATTGCTGAAGATATTGAAGGTGAAGCACTTGCTACTCTTATTGTTAATAAAACAAGAGGTATTATTAAAGTAGCAGCAGTCAAAGCACCAGATTTTGGTGAGCGCCGTAAATTACTTCTTGAAGACATTGCTATTTTAACCGGTGGTCAAGTATTTAGTACTGAAAAAGGTATGAAACTTGATAAATTTAGCTGGGAATGGTTAGGTTCAGCTCGATTAGTTACAATTACTAAAGATCATACAACTATTGTTGATGGTAAAGGTAAAGATGAAGCAATTCAAGCACGAGTTGAAGAATTACAACAACAAATTGAAACTGCTAGTTCAATGTTTGAACAAGAAAAGCTTCAAGAACGTTTAGCTAAGTTTGTTGGTGGTGTTGCTATTGTCTATGTAGGTGGTAATACTGAAACCGAAATTAAAGAAAAGAAAGATAGAGTAGAAGATGCACTTTATGCAACTAAAGCCGCTATTGAAGAAGGAATCGTAGCAGGTGGTGGTTCAGCTCTACTATTTGCTCGTGAAGCAATTACTTACCCAAAAGAAGATAGTGATGCTGTTCGAATTGGTAAGCAAATTGTTTACCGATCTTGTGGTAAACCATTTGAACAAATCCTGTTAAATGCTGGTTATACTCAAAACGATATGTACCCAATCATCAATGAAATTGGTGCTCAAGGTGAAATTGGAACTAAACCATGGTTTGGTTTTAATATTAAAGAGGAAGTTATCGTTAATATGAAAGAAGCAGGTATTATTGACCCGGCTAAAGTAACTCGAACTGCACTTGAAAATGCAGCTTCAGTAGCAGGTACTATTTTGCTTACAGAATGTGTTGTTGTTGATGATCCTGAAGAAAAGAAGGGTAACGACAACGACTTTGGAGGAATGGGAGGTATGTTTTAACTTCTAAGTATGAAAGAACATACTTTACTTGTTGAGAAGTACCGAAGTAAAACCCTTGATGAATATGTAGGAAATGAGAATGTCAAACTGACAATTTCTAAATATTTAGAACAGAACGACATTCAAAATCTTATATTTTATGGACCCGCTGGAACTGGCAAAACTACTCTTGCTAAGCTCATTGTTAATAACCTTAATTGTGACCATCTTTACATCAATGCCTCAGACGAAAGAGGAATTGAAACAATTAGGGACAAAGTGTCCGGTTTTGCTTCGGTTGCTTCGTTCAAACCACTCAAAGTAGTTATTTTAGACGAAGCAGATTTCTTAACAATTCAAGCCCAAGCTTCATTAAGAAGTGTTATTGAAACTTTTTCACGAAGTACTCGTTTTATTTTAACTTGTAACTTTGTTGAGCGTATTATTGACCCTCTTCAATCACGTTGTCAGGTACTTAAAATTATACCTCCTTCAATGAAGGATGTTGCGCGACACGTAGCAGGTATTTTAGATAAAGAAAATATTGATTGGGATAAAGAATCATTAGGCACTATTGTTAAACAATTTTACCCAGATGTTCGTAAAATTTTAGGTACAGCTCAATTATCTACAATTGATAATAAACTTACTTTAGATAAATCAATACTTGTATCGAATAATTACATTGAGCAAGTTATAAACGAACTTAAAACCAGTAAAAACTGGAAAAATATCCGCCAGATAATTACAGATTCTAATATTAATGATTATGATGAATTATTTAAAGCACTTTACGAGAAAGCTTCAACATATGCTGGAGGGAACGAGGGAGTTATAACAATTATTCTTGAAGAATATCAATATCATGCTAATTTTAGAATAGATAAAGAAATTAATATCATGGCTTGTATTGCAAAAGTTATTCAAGCTCTATGAAAAAATTTATCTCATATACATTAAGTTGGATTAGTGGTAATTTGTCAATACCTTTTTGGATGGTAGGACACGTTCACCTAACAACAAATGTATATGAAGATTTATATGAAATTATAGCTTCCTTTGGGATGAATATAATAGTAGGAATAGGCTTTTATTTAGATTGGTTAAAACACAAAAAAGAAAACTCATGAAAAACACAGAACAACCTAGATTAAATATTAATCTAAAAAATACAGAAATCGTAAAATCAGAAGATGGTAATGTAGTATTTGCTGAAGGTCTTATTCTTCGCAAAGCTTCTAAATTTATGACCGGAACTGCAGAAGATGCTATTATCCCTATCCCCGTATTTTATGATGTAACTAGTGGTAAAATTCTAAAAGATACTTTACCTAAGGATTTACAAGACGAGTACAATGAATTTGTTTGATTGGTTAAAAGAAATAACAACCAATAAAACACCTTGGGAAAATTTTTCTGAGAAAGATCGCGAGTCTTTTAATGTTTTCATGATTAATCGGTATTTATCGATGGATGTTAATTATATAGAATTTGTAAATTATGTCCAAACAATCCCGTTTACCGAAAAAGAAAAATATTATACCATTTATTGTCAAATGATTCCCAAGAAAAATGTATTTTTAAAATACACTAAATCAAATAAAAAAATAAAACCACAAGAAGTAGTAGAATACATAGCAAAATATTATGAATGTAGTTTAGGTGAAGCTGATCACTATATTGATATAATTCGAGAACCAGGTGTTCGACATATTTTGTGGGAAATGGGAGTTGACGTTAAAGAACAAGATAAGTTAATTAAAAAACTTTAATATGGATTTAAAAGGTTTTGACTGGGGTTGGATGGCTGAAGGAGATGCTTTTCACCAAAAGGCTATTACATTTGAAATTTTTGAACAAAATTTATACGAAAAGTTTTTTGAAGTTGAAGAAGGTGATATTGTATTAGATGTTGGTTCTAGCATTGGTCCTTTTACTTATTCTATACTTCATAAAAATCCATCTAAAGTATTTTGTATAGAACCATCAGTAATTGAACACCCTACTTTAGAAAAAAATACACAAGGAGGTCCTGTTACTATTATTAAAAAAGCTATAACACCTACTGATGGTGAATTAGCTACTACTGAAATTTTTGATCCAACAAAATCTTCAACATTAGAGGGTATTTCATTTAAAACTTTACTAAAAGAAAATAATATTAATAAGATAGATTTTCTTAAAACAGATTGTGAAGGAGGAGAATATAGTATTTTTAATTTTGAAAATCTTTGTTGGTTAAAAGATAATCTAGGAGTAGCAGTAGGTGAATGGCATCTATCTACCCCAGAACTAAAACAACAATTTAGAGTATTTAGGGATGTTTTCCTTAGGCTTTTTCCAAATCATGCTGTATATTCTGTAGATGGGATAGATATAAAATGGGATTTGTGGAATGAGCATTTTATAGAATACTATAATGAAGTTATAATTTACATAAACAATAAATAAAATGGAAGAACAAGCAGGTTACGGTAATTCAAAAGCAGTTACAGATTTTCAAAAAACATACCCTGAATTAGCAGCTGAATTTAAGCAAATTCAAGAGGAACAATATGAATTGTTCGCTGCTAAAATGATGGATTACGGTCTAGGTAATATTGCTTTGGGCTCAACACTCGAAGACCAAGATGATATAAACCTTTCAATCACAGGCATCTGGCTTCGCTGTAATGATAAAATCAATCGCTTAAAGAATATTCTTAAGCGTAATGGTAAAAATTACGTAGCAGGAGAAGCCGCAATTGATAGTTTTATTGACATTTCAAACTATGGAATCATTGCCCAGCTAGTTATGAGAAATAAGTGGAAATGATAAAGTTAATTATTTTTGATTTAGATGGAGTATTAGTTGAAGCTAAAAATCTTCATTATGAAGCCCTAAATAAAGCTTTAGGGAATGAATATTCTATTAGTTGGAAAGAACATTTAAGTAAATATGATGGTTTAAAAACCAATCAAAAACTTGAAATGTTAACTAAGGAAAAAGGTTTACCAGTTGAATTACATTCTAAAGTTTGGGAAGATAAACAAAAATATACTTTAGAAGAACTTCGTGCCCTTAAACCGAATGAAGAATTTCAATTAATGATGTCATCTTTATCTGAAAGCGGTTATAAACTAGCAGTTTGTTCTAATAGCATTCGAAAAACAGTATTAACTGTACTTTCTAAGTTAGGGATAATGGAATTTATGGATTTAGTTATTTCTAACGAAGACGTTAAAAATAGCAAACCACACCCTGAAATGTATTGGAAGGCTATTTCTATGATGAGTTGCCTCCCAGAAGAAACACTTATTGTAGAAGATTCACCTTATGGATTATTAGCAGCTTCAAGAAGTAAATCACATATTTTAAGAGTAAAAAATCCAAAAGAAGTTACTTATACAAATATTTTTAATAAATTAACAGAAATAGAAAAAGGATACGTCATGAAATCACCTGCTTGGAGAGATAATAAATTAAATGTAATTATACCAATGGCTGGAGCAGGTTCTAGATTTGCTCAAGCGGGTTATACATTCCCTAAACCTTTAATTGATGTTAAAGGTAAACCTATGATTCAAGTTGTAGTTGAAATGCTTAACATTAAAGCTAATTTTATCTATGCAGTACAAAAAGAACATAGAGAAAAATACAACTTAGATACTCTACTCAATTTACTTACTCCAGGATGTAAAATTATAGAAGTAGATGGTGTAACCGAAGGTGCTGCTTGTACTGCTTTATTAGCTAAAGAATATATTGATAATGATTCTCCACTTTTGTTTGCTAATTCAGATCAACATATTATTTGGGATTCAAATGAATTCTTTTATAAAATGAATGAAACTAGTGTTGATGGAGGTATTTTATGTTTTAAAGGCACTCATCCTAAATGGTCATTTGCTAAAGTAGATGAAAATAATAGAGTAACCGAAGTAGCAGAAAAAAACCCAATCTCAGATAATGCAACAGTTGGAATGTATTACTGGAAACAAGGTTCAGACTTTGTAAAATATGCTGAACAAATGATTTCTAAAAATATTAGGGTAAATAATGAATTTTATGTTTGTCCTGTATATAATGAAGCTATTCAAGATGATAAACATATTTCATGTTTTATGATTGATAAAGATGATATGTGGGGATTAGGTACCCCTGAAGAGTTAACGTATTATCTTGAAAATTTTAAATAATGGACGTTTTAAAAGGTAAAAATATGGTAGGTGGTTGGTTTGTAGGTGACTTCGAACCAACTGCTTATTCTACAAAAGAATTTGAAGTTAGTTATAAGTTTCACCCAAAAGGAGAAATTTGGGATAACCACTACCACAAAGTAGCTACTGAAATAAATTATATTATTCGTGGGAAGATGAAGTTAAGCGGGACTTACTTAAAAAAGGGTGATATATTTATTCTACACCCGGGTGAAGTAGCAGTTCCTGAATTTTTAACTAATTGTGAACTAATAGTTGTAAAAACCCCTAGTGTAAAAGGAGATAAGTATATAGTATAAGTTATGATTAAAATTTTTAGAACAGAAGAAGAAATAAATAAAGAAAAATACTTTATAGTTACTTATTATTTAGAAGCAAAAACTTCACTTCGAGAAGCAGCTTGGAATTTAGCTATAGGTCAAAGTATAGGTAATCCTAATAATAGAAGTATATGGGAAACAGAAGAAATGTTTGAAAACCATAGTTGTTTTATTTTAGCTAATCAAGAATATCTTAAATCTACTAAAGCAGGAAATGTAAAAATAGCATTTCCTTTAGCTAATATTAATCTTGAAGAAGATGGTATTTCTCAAATTTTATGCCATATAGCAGGTGGTCAAGTTGATATCTTAGAAATTCAAAAATGCCAAGTACTTGATATCCAACTCCCAGAAAAAGTAGAGGAACAATTTGCTTTAAAACCTGCCTACGGAATTGATGGTTGGAGAAAATTTAATAAGGTTTATGACAAACCATTTTTAGGAGGTATTATTAAACCTAAAGTAGGGATGAGTCCTGAAGTACTACTAGAAGCAGTAAAAGAAATGGTTTATGGGGGAGTTAATTTTATTAAAGAAGATGAATTATTAGCTAACCCAGAACATTGTCCTCTTGAAGTAAGAGTACCTTTGATTGCATCATGGCTTAAAGAAAATGCTCCTGACGTTATTTATTGTTTTTGTATAAATGGGGATAGCCCATATGCCTTAGAAAGAGCTAAATTTGTAGCAGATAATGGTGGAAATGGCATTCACATTAACGTTTGGAGTGGATTAGGAATATACAGAGCAATTAGAAAACAAAATCCTTGTTTATGGATTCACTTCCAAAAGAGTGGTGATAAATTCTTTACAGATAGAAGAGCACCATTCCATATTTACTGGCCTGTAATATGTAAGATAGCAGGATGGTCAGGTGCTGATTCAATCCACGCTGGTATGATTGGTGGTTACATGAATCAAGACGAAGAAGAATTAAGAGATGCCTTAAAAGTACTTTGGCATTACAATATTGTCCCTGCTTTAAGTTGCGGTATGCACCCAGGACTAGTTCAATTTATTAATCAGTCGTTAGAAAGTAATGATTGGTTAGCTAATGTAGGAGGAGCATTACATGGTCATCCTATGGGAACTTTAGCAGGTGGTTTAGCTATGAAACAAGCAATTAATCACGAAACAGATAAACCTGAATATAAAGCTGCTATTGAAAAATGGGGTAAAGAAGAGTTTTCTGAAGATTTAGCATATAGAATTTTTTAATAATAATAAAATGGAAAACAACTTTAGAAAACATAATATACAAAAATATCTTGTAAATGATATTAGACTAGAAAATTTAGAAGATAACGATAAAGATTTTATACCTCAATTCCCTAACCCTTTTGAATTAGTAGGGAACAAAGAATTTTCAATGTGCAACCAAGCAGCATTGACCGAAGAATTTACTAAAGTAAAAGACCAAACTAAGGTTATTGTCGAAATTGGTGTTTCAAGAATTACTTATAACCAATCCTACGACCAAACTTCAACCTCTATACTTTTAAAACATAAAAATCCTAAAGCTATTTATTTAGGAATTGATATTGATGATAAAACATTCTTACAGGGAATGGGTCGAAATATTTTTACTTTACAATCTAAAAGTGAAGATTATGAAAAAATTCAAGCTAAATTAGATGCTCTAAAAATATCTCAAATTGACTTTTTATTTGTAGATGGTTGGCATTCTATTAATCAAGTTATTGATGAACTTTGGTATGTTGATTTCATGGCACCTGGTGGGGTAATAGGTTTCCATGACACAAATTATCACCCAGGCCCTAGTAGAATTATTAAAAACCTAAACCCAGATATTTTTGAAGTTACTCAATATTGTGAGCAACAAGATGATTGGGGGATTGGATTTGCTAAAATAAAATAATTATGGACTATTTTGAAAATCTACTTAATCTAAAAGATGGACCTGTTCAGTATGAAATAGCTCCTGGAGAATATGGTTTAGGTAAAAATTTAAAAATGGTTGGTCATGATTTTCCTTATTCAATTAGACCTACTGAATTTGAATTTTTAAAAAATACTATAGTAGAATATAATTGTAAAAATGGTTTTGAAATAGCTACAGCGTTTGGCATTAGTACAACCGCTTTAGGATTAGGATTTAAACAAACAGGAGGTAAACTTGTTTCAATGGATGCCTATATTGAAGAAGAAGTAAATTCTTTTTGGACTTATGAAAATCAAAATCCTTCATTGTTTTATGATGCAGATGGTTATAAATCTGCTAATTACTTAATAGAACATTTTGATTTAAAAGATAATGTTTTTTTAGAAATAGGTTGGAGTCCTAATGATACTGAAAAATGTATTAAAAAGCACATTACAGAGCCTTTAGACTTTATTTTTATTGATGGAGGACATTTTCCTGATCAATTAATAAAAGATATAGAAGCAATTTATCCTTTATTAGATAAAGAATATATAATTGTACTTCACGATATATTTCCTGAGTTTATGACACCTAAAGTAATTAAGTTTCTAAAAAAATTATTTGGTGTTTTACCTATTATAAAAATTAAAGAACCTTTAGGAAATAATATGTCAATAATAATTAAAAAATGAAATTAATATCACACCGCGGAAACATTTCAGGCCCCAACCCTGAACGCGAAAACCACCCAGAATATATTTTTGAAGCTTTAAAAGCAGGATATGATGTTGAAATTGATGTTTGGCTTGAAAACGGAAAATTTATGCTTGGGCATGATGAACCACAATATGAATTTCCTTTTGATCTTTTAGATAAAAACTATCCTAATCTTTGGATTCATTGTAAAAATATGGCTGCTTTATCTACATTAAATCAATTAGATCAAAATGGTGATAAAGTAAATTATTTTTGGCATGAAAATGACCTTGGTGTTTTAACATCTAAGGGTTATATTTGGTCAACAAATTTATTTGAAAGAGGTATTTTAGTTATGCCCGAAGTATTTAATAAAGAACCTAACGAAAAAACACTTGGTGTTTGTAGTGATTATATAGAAAAATATAAATAATATGTTTAGTCCAAAAAATAAAATTCCATTATTTAAAGTATTCATGGCGGATACCGCTGCTGAAGAGGTAACAAAAGTTCTTAACAGTGGCTACATTGGTCAAGGTCCCCAAGTTGAAAAGTTTGAAAATCAACTTAAAACCTATTTTAATCATGATTATGTTCAAACCGTAAATTCTGGAACTTCTGCTTTACATTTAGCACTTCATTTATTAAAAAAACCTGCTACTTATAATAAAGTTTTTGAAGGAGTTATAGGATACGAAACCAATTGGCCAGGCTTACAACCTGGAGATGAAGTGTTAGCTACAGCTATGACGTGTACTGCTTCAAATTGGCCTATTTTAGCTCATGGTTTAAAAATTAAGTGGGTAGATATTGACCCTACTACACTTAATATGGATTTGGATGACTTAGCTCGTAAAATTAGCCCCACAACCAAAGCTATAATGTTAGTCCATTGGGGTGGGTACCCTAACGATTTAGATAAAATTAAACAAATACAGAATAAAGCCTATCACATGTATGGTTTTAAACCTGCTGTAATTGAAGATGGAGCTCATTCATTTGGTTCTTACTATAAAAACAAACCAATTGGAAGTCATGGTAATCTAACTATGTTCTCTCTTCAAGCAATTAAACACCTTACTTCAGTAGACGGTGGTTTACTTCTTTCACCTCATAAAGAACTACATGATAGAGGTAAATTAATTCGTTGGTATGGAATTGACAGAGATGGTGATCGTAAAGATTTCCGTTGTGAAGCCAATATTGAAGAGTGGGGTTATAAATTCCACATGAATGATGTTAATGCGACTATTGGTATAGAAAATCTAAAACACATCAACTCAATAGTAAATAAACATAAAGAAAATGCTTTTTTTTATGATTCAAATCTTAATGATGTTAAGGGTGTAACTCTTTTAGATCGTCATTTTGGTCATGAAAGTTCTTTTTGGATTTACTCAATGTTAGTTGACAATAGAGATGGTTTCTATCGTTGGATGGATGAATGTAAAATTGCTGTATCTCAAGTACATGAAAGAAATGATAAGCATACAGCCGTTAAAGAATTTAGAACTTCACTCCCTACATTGGATAAAACAATTGGAAAAATAGTTTCAATCCCAGTTGGTTGGTGGGTTACTCCTGAAGAAAGAGAATACATTGCTGATTGTATTAAAAAAGGATGGTAACATTAAGACTTTTAACTAAAGAAGATTTACCATTTCTTTTAGAAGTTAGAAATGATTATTCAACTAGAAGAAATTTAGAGAATAATTCTATTTTTAATCTTGAACAATGTGAAAGCTGGTTTAGTAATTTAACATCTCCTTGGTATATTATAATTAATAAACACTTAGAAGCTGTAGGTTATTTAAGAACTAATGGAGATGAAGTTGGATGTGATATCCATCCTTTACATAGAAAACAAGGATATGCTAAAGCTGCTTATCAAGAGTATCTAAAAGATAAAACTTATGCTAGTTTATGGGTTTTTAGTGATAATTTTGCTAAAGATTTATATTTAAAATTAGGTTTTAAAGAAACAGGTGAGCGTGGATTTGTAAGAGATAGAAATTATATTAAGATGGAATATGAAAAACGTTTATGATATAACAAACGAGTTTGAAAAAGCCCTAGGTGATTATACTGGGGCCCCTTATGTCGTTACATTAGATAACATGTCTAATGCTTTATTTTTAGCTTTATATTATGAAAAAAATGTAAAGAAAAGTATTATTAGTGATCATATTATTATCCCAAATCGAACTTACCCATCTGTACCTTGTGAAATTATTCATGCTGGTTTAAAAGTTAAGTTTACTAAAAATTACGGATGTTTAGATACAAAAAAGGGTACTTTAACTGGAGCCTATGAATTAGGTAATAGTAATGTGTATGATTCTGCTTTAAGATTTACAGCAGATATGTACTTAAAAGGAACCCATATGTGTATTTCTTTTACGGGCCCATATAAACATTTTAAATTAAGTAAAGGAGGAGCTATCTTAACTGATAATTTAGCAGCTTATCATTGGTTCAAAAGAGCCAGATATTCAGGAAGACGTGAGTGTTCATATCATGACGATAATCTTGATATGCTAGGGTGGAATTTTTATATGATGCCTGAATTAGCAGCTCGTGGTTTATTACTTATGAATCAATTTTATAATTTAGATGGTAGTAAAAAACAAAACGAAGATTTAACTCTACCATACCCAGATCTATCTAAATTCCCAATTTATCAACAATGAAATTAGCACTATTCGGTTATGGAGGACATGCAAGAGAAGTAGCATGTCAGATTGAAGATGAAGTTACATTTTTTGTAGATGATCAGTATGCTAATGATGTAGCTAAGCCTATTTCTGAGTTTAATCCTCAAGAATATGCTATGATGGTTGCCGTAGCTGACCCAAAAGATCGTTTTGATATAGTTCAACGTTTACCTAAAGAAACTCAATATTTTACTTTTGTTCATCCAACAGTTCAAATATTAGATAGTAATATCAAAGTAGGAGTAGGTAGTTTTATAGGAGTAAATAGCATATTAACTACAAATATTGAATTAGGTAGACATTCTATTTTGAATCGAGGTAATCAAATTGGTCATGATTGTAAAATAGGTTCTTATTTTAGTGCTATGCCTGGAGCCATAGTATCAGGTAATGTTACCATATTTGATATGGTTTATATGGGTACTAACTCGTCTATTAAAGAAAAACTTTCAATCCATAGCTCATCTACCATTGGTATGAATTCATGCGTAGTAAAACCTATAGAAGAATCTGGGGTTTATGTGGGGATTCCCGCTAAAAAAATAAAATAATGAATTACGATTTTATAGAAATAGGTACTTCTGATTTTGAAACTCTTATCCAATCCTCAACTGATGAAATAGGATTATCTATAGATGCTGTTAATTTATACCTTAATCGCCTACCAAATAAAGAAAAAGTTACTAAATTAAACCATGCCATTAGTAACTATTCAGGAATTACTCAGGTTTATTATGTTGAACCTGAAGACATAGAATCTAATAATCTTTCTTGGTATTTAAAAGGTTGTAATTCTATTGGTGAACCTCATCCTGTTACTCTTAGAGAGTTAAAAGAACGAAGTTTAGAACATCTTTTAAAAATAGATGAAGTAGAAGTTCTTACTTGGAAAGATTTAGTAGAAAGGTATAATATAGAAAGTGTTAAAACTTTAAAAATAGATGCTGAAGGGCACGATACTATTATTGTTAATAATATCCTAGAAGGAGGACATAATGTATACCCTGAAACTATTATTTTTGAAGCTAATGAATTAACCCCAGACCAAACTAGAATAGATACTATTAATAAAGCTAAAAGTGTAGGATATTCATTTATAGAATTTAATGCTAAAAGAGATGTTATTTTAAAATATAACTCTCAACCCAAAGTATTATTAATTGAAGTTTGGTTAGGACCTTTACCAGATTATTATCAGTTTCATAAAGAAACTATTACAAAGCAAAATGAAATTTTTGATATTTACTTTTTTACAGATCAAGAAGTAGATATTTCTAATTTACCTTCTAATTATAATATTATTCCTTTAAATATAGAAGAATTAAAACAAAGATTTAGTCGTGCTAATAATAGAGAATTACAACTTTTAGGAGGTAATAAAAAAATTACTGATTTAAAGTTTTCATACTTTGTAAATATGTTTAGCGACATAATTGATTATTCAAAGTATGACTATTTTGGTATTTTTGATATAGACACTTTAATGGGTGATCTGTACAATTGGGTAAATCCTTATTTAGGAGAATATGATTTTATAAGTACTGGAGGAGAAAATTTTCATAATAGATTAGGAGGTCCTTTATTAATTTTTAAAAATGATCCTGAAATACTAAACCAATTCCAGACTGAAAGATATTATAATATTTTTGATACTAAAGAAATTTATGGTATAGGAGAAAAGGATTTGAATGATTGGGCTACTCAAAATAAAAAAGTTAAAGTAATTACTTATAGTCAAAATCTAGAAGAAGAATCAGGTAAAGTAATTTATGGAGCTACTTGGGTTGGGGGTAAAACTTATTGTAAAGATAAGGAAATTATGCTTCACCATTTCTATAATAAACCTTATACAAAATTATCCTTTAGAGGAAATTCTATAATTTCAGAATATAAAAAAGTTTATTTAGAAGATTTTTATTGGGTAACCCATTTTACTAAAAATTATGAATCTTTACTTCAGGTTTTAATTAATTCAATAGAACAATTTTCTAATAGAAAATGTATTCTTTATACTATAAACTATACCTCAGATTTAGCTTTTAAACTAAGTGATCAATTTATAGTAAGAAGATTAGATGTTGAATTAGGTGAATTAAATGCTAGAGGTAAATATGATAATGTATTATCCTTAAAGCCTTCTATTTTAACAGATGTAGTTGAATATCTTCCCGAAAGTAAATTTGTGTACGTTGATACAGATATTTCTTTGACAGTAAATGCTGATTCTATAGTTAAATACTTTAAGCATTTAGAAGGATTTCCTTTAATAAATTCACATACTCACGATAGGATTGTTGTTATGAATTTAATTGAAGGAGAAGAATGGTCTAGCCCTTTAAATATTTTAGCAGATGTTACAGGTGACCCAGTTCATGTTTATCCTAGAAGAAAAACTAATGTAATTGTTTTTGATAAAACTTGTAAATGGTTTTTTGAAGAACAAATTAATTTATTTAATACTTACAAAAATACTAAACCAGGTATATTTGCTTTACATGATGAAGATTCTGCTAATTTATTAATTAATAGATATAATTACAGAAAATGCCTCCCATTAGTAGATATTGAAGAAATCCCATACGTTGATATGGAAATATTCCATAACTACAAATATGGCAAACATCCAGTATCTGATGAATTAGTCTTACCTCAACATGAAAATGATTTAATTGCATTTCATGGGTTTAAAAATCCTGAATTTCAAAACCAATTAAAAGAAAATTATTTTAAAACGATATTATCTCAAGATGATTTTTTAATTGAATACAAAAATAATTCTTTTTGGTGGACTAAAAATTCGTTTTTAGGAGATAAAAATCTCCAACCTGTTGTTAGATTTGAAATATTAAACAATGATCAGATTCTTTATACTTTAAATTATCAAGAAATTTTTAAATATTGGAGTTTTTTCTTAAGTGATTTATTTCTAAACTCAGGTTATTATGAAACTAGAATAGTAGAAGAATATACTAATAAGATTATTTACACAAATATCATAAAAGTATGACCTCAGATCTATTAATAGTTGTAGATGGTTATTTATCTACCCCAGAAAGAGCAAAAGTATGTTCTAATTTAATAGATCAACTTAATTCAATTTTACCATATGAAATTGCTTTATTTAATAAATTTTCATTTTCATGGGGGTTAGATTCTAAAGTAAAACATTACTGGAATCATACAGGAGGATTTATGATAGGGCATCCCCCTCAAGAACTTTTAGATAAAGAATTATATGAACGTCCTTATGTTTATGTAAAAACATCTATGGGTACCCATGAAAATTGGTTACCCTTAGTAGGTGTTCAAGATCATACTGCTAATATTTACAATAGTTTTATATTTGCTAGCACAGCAGCTGAAAATTTAGGTTATAAACGTATTTTTAGAATTGAAGCTGATACCGAATTTGATCTAAATGATTTAGAATCTTTAAAAAATGACCTAGAAACATTTGAACATTTTCTTTTATATGGTGAACGTCAAGAAGGAGATTGGGCCAAACCTCATCATAGATTAATGGATGTTCATATGGTAGGCTTTTCTACAGATTTATTTACCGGTTTTAATCTAGTAAATAATGATAAAGACTATTGGGATTTATGTAAAAAAATTAACTATTATGGTAAATGGATTGAATATATTATCCCAACAATATTTTATTACCAAAAACAAAAATACCCATTTAAAGGTATAAACCACCCAGGAAGTGTTAGAGATCAATATCCTAATTCTAAATTTGATCTTATTAATAATCCTGGAGGGTGGGTAGATAAATGGAAAAATATACCTAAAGTTTGTAAAATTCTTTTACATAAAAATGATAAAAAAGAACTTACTAATAAAATAGGTTTATTTTACTGGAATGAAGAAGATAGCTTGGAGATTGAATGTAAGGTTATTAATTTAGAAGGGAAAGAAATTTATCATAAAAACATTTCACTTAATCCTTTTACGTGGTGTTATGATGAATTAGATTTAGAAGGAGAATATATAGTATTTAATAAAAATATAAGAAACGGAGTAGTAGAAGAATTTACAAATAAAGTATCTCCTCAAAATATTTTAGAATTAAATACTAGATTTATAAAAGAATAGTTTTGGCTAAAAAGAAAGAACCAAGTATATTAAAAGAAGTAAGAGATAAAAAACTAATTGAAATAGATTATACTAAAAACAGAGTAATTTCTTTTAGTCAATATCAAATTTTCGAGCAGTGTCCTCATAAATGGGCACTTCTTTATCGTGATGGTCATTATAAAAGTGAATTTAGCATTCATATGACCTTTGGAACTGCTATGCATGAAACATTGCAACATTATCTACAAATAATGTATAGTAAAAGTATAGCTGCAGCTGATAGAGAAAATATTATTGGATTATTTGAAGAAAAATTACGTAATCAATATAAACAAGATTACGAAAAAAACAATAAAATCCATTTTTCTAGTGCTACTGAACTAAGAGAATTTTTTAATGATGGTGTAGCTATTATAAATTGGTTTAAGAAAAATAAAGGTAAATATTTTAGTAAAAGATTTTGGCATTTATTAGGAATTGAACTCCCAATTATACTTAAACCACACTCAGGATACCCTAGTATTCTTTATAAAGGTTTACTTGATTTAGTACTTTATAATGAAAATACTAGAAATGTAAAAATTATAGATATTAAAACTAGTACTAGGGGTTGGAAACAAAAAGAAAAAGGTGATGAAGTAAAAAATTCTCAACTTATTCTTTATAAAAAATTTTTTGCTGAGCAATTTGACTACCCAGTAGAAAATATAGATATAGAATATTTTATTCTAAAAAGAAAAATAAATGAAGAAAGTGAGTATCCTGATAGAAGAATACAAACTCATAAGCCTACTTCTGGTAAGATAAAATTAAATCAAGCCACAAATAGACTTAATACGTTTATTGAGCTTGCTTTCTCAAAAGATGGTACTTATAATAAGCATCAACAAGAAGCAAAACCCTCTAAATGGAATTGTCAATATTGTGTTTTTAAAGACATGAAAAATTTGTGCAATTTTCAATAGAAATGTAAATCCCGATATATGTATGTTCGTATATAAAATTATATAAATATGGCAAAAGATATGACATTAACCAGTGTAAAAATCCAAAGTGATTTATTTAATGAATTTAAAGTTTCGTGTGTAAGACATAAGTTTTCGTTTCAAAAACTTGCCGACCGAGCTATTCATTTATATCTTACTGATGAGAATTTTAGAAAACAATTACATAACCACAATAATTTAGAAATAGAAAAATAGTTTTCATGCAAGATAAGTTTCGATATCTTCCTCAAAATGAGAGGAAGAAAATATTATTAATTACAGATGATATTAGATTTCCTTCGGGTGTTGGTAGTATGGGTAAAGAAATTATCCTACACACAGCCCACCATTTTAATTGGGTAAATTTAGGAGGAGCAGTTAACCACCCAGAAAATGGAAAACGTTTTGATTTAAGTCCTGAGACTGATAAATTAACAGGGCTTAGTGATTCATATGTTCATATCATGGCTAATACTGGTTATGGTAGTGCTGATCAAATTAGAGCTATTTTAAAAGGAGAACATTTTGATGCTATCTTTTTAATTACAGATCCTAGATACTTTATTTGGCTTTTTCAGATTGAAAATGAGATTCGCCAAAAAATGCCTATCATTTATCTTAATATTTGGGATGATTACCCTGCTCCTCATTATAATAGAGCATTTTATGAATCGTGTGATGCTTTATTAGCTATCTCAAAACAAACTAAATTAATTAATGAATTAGTTTTAGGTGATAAAATAAAAGATAAAGTAACAAGATACATCCCCCATGGAATTAATACTAATTTCTTTTATCCTATTGAAAAAAATAGTACAGAATTATTAGAAATTAAAAAGAAATTATTTGGTGGTAAAGAATATGATTTTATTTTATTTTTTAATTCTAGAAATATTAGAAGAAAATCTACCCCAGATACTTTATTAGCATTTAAATTATTTTTAGATAAACTACCTAAAGAAAAAGCTAATAAATGTGCTTTTTTACTTCATACTGAATTAGTTAGTGAAGCAGGTACAGATTTAGTAGCTGTTAAAGAATTATTATTTGGAGATGTTTATGATAATGTTTATTTCTCTTATGATAAAGTGGATCATGCTACTTTAAATAAAATGTATAACATATCAGATGCTGTTATTCTTTTATCATCAGCTGAAGGTTGGGGTTTATCATTAACTGAAGCAATGGTAACCGGAACCCCATTTATTGCTAATGTTACAGGAGGAATGCAAGACCAAATGAGATTTGAAGGTAAAAAAGGAGGTTGGTTTGAACCTACCCCAGAATTACCTTCAAATAATAGAAAAACTTTAACTAAACATGGTGAGTGGGCTTTTCCCGTATATCCTTCAAATCGTTCTTTAGTTGGTAGCCCTTTAACTCCTTATATTTGGGATGATAGATGTACTCCTGAAGATGCTTCTGATAGAATTATGGAGCTTTACGAAATGACACCTGAAGAAAAACAAAGACGAGGTGAAGAAGGTCGAAAATGGGCTACTAATGTAGAAGCCGGTTTTACTGCTGAAATTATGGGTGAGAGAGTTATTGAAGCTTGTGATACTCTATTTCATACTTGGTCTCCAAGACCTAAATACGATGTTATCAAAGTTGATAAAATTAAACCTAATTATATAAATCATAGTTTAGTATATTAATGAAGCCTATATTCGCAATTAGTTGTCCTATAGACACATACTCAGGTTATGGAGCCCGCTCAAGAGATTTAGTTAAAGCTATTGTTGAACTTGATAAGTATGATGTAAAAATTATCCCCCAAAGATGGGGTAATACCGCTTGGAACTTTATTTTAGAAAATCCTGAATGGGAATTTTTAAATAAATACATTTTAAAAGAACCTAGATTAGATAAACAACCTGAAATTTGGATGCAAATTACAGTCCCCAATGAATTTCAACCCGTAGGAAAATATAACATTGGTGTTACTGCAGGAATGGAAACTACTTTAATTTCAGGCCCTTGGGTTGAAGGTTGTAATAGAATGAATTTAGTAATTACATCTTCTGAATTTGCTAAAGGGGTTTTCCAAAATACTAAATATGAAGTAAGAAATGCTCAAGGTTTAGTTCAAGGAAATCTTGAGTTAAAAACTACTATTGAAGTGTTATTTGAAGGTGTTGATTTAGAAAAATATAAATCAACTAATGAAATTTTTAACTTATCACAAGTAACTGAAGATTTTGCTTATTTATTTGTAGGTCATTGGTTACAAGGTGATTTTGGTCAAGATAGAAAGAATGTAGGTTATATGATTAAAGCGTTTCTTGAAACTTTTAAAAATAAAGCTAAAAAACCTGCACTTATTCTTAAAACTAGTGTAATGGGTTCATCTATTATGGATAGAGATGAATTACTTAAACGAATTAATTCAATTAGAGAAAGTGTAAATAGTACTAATTTACCTAATATCTATTTAGTTCATGGTGATTTAAGTGATGAAGATATAAATGTTCTTTATAATCATCCTAAAATTAAAGCTATGATTAGTTTTACTAAAGGTGAAGGATTTGGAAGACCTTTACTTGAGTTTTCAACTTCTAAAAAACCAATTATTACTTCAAATTGGAGTGCCCACACAGAGTTTCTTAACCCTGAATTTGTCCCTTTAATTAATGGTAAATTAGAAAATGTTCATCCTTCAGCAGCAGTAAAAGATATGATTTTAACTGAAGCTCAATGGTTTCAAGTTGATTCTGGGCAGGTTGGTTTTTATCTTAGAGATGTATTTGAAAATTATAAAAAATATCTTGATGGAGCTAAAAGACAAGCTTATAGAAGCAAAACTGAATTTAGCTGGGATAAAATGAAAGAAAAATTAGATATGATTTTGACTAATAATATTCCTGAATTTCCTAAAGAAGTAAAATTAGAATTACCAAAACTACAACTACCAAAATTAGAAAAATTAAATGGATAATCTAACAACTTGTAACCGCTGTGGTTCAGATGCTTGTTATGTACAAGAAGTAAACTCTAAAATCACATTACACTTTTGTTATGGCTGTGGCTTTCAAGCCAATTCAGCTATGAAACGTGACTCAGAATTTTTAAAAGAACAACTTGAACTTCTTCCAGAACTATATAAAGAATTAATGGGTGAAGATGAAAATGGTCTTGTCTGGATGCCTTCAATTGTAAATATTCCTGATAAAGGAATGGTATTTGCTGATGGTGCTGGTAAAGGAGCTGTTTGGGGTTGGGCTGCGGTTAAAGCAGTTCCAATGCCTGAAGAAGAAAGAGCCAAGTTTAAAGAAAAAGGTAAAGATTATGAGTGGAAAATGGATATGTCTACTATGATGCATTTTCATGAACGTGATTATATGGAAGCACTCTCATATATTGGTGTATTACCTGAATAAAGATGAAAATTAGTTACGCTATAACAGTTTGTAATGAATTAGCAGAAATACAACGCCTACTTCCTTTTTTAGCTGAAAATAAAAGAAAACAGGATGAAATAGTTGTATTTTATGATTCTAGTAATGGCTCTAAATCAGTAGATGAGTATTTAAGATCTCAATCTCAACTTACATTTGCTCCTTTTAGATGTATTCATTACCATTTTGATGGACATTTTGCTAATATGAAAAATGCCCTGACAGAAGCTTGTTTAGGAGACTATATCTTTCAAATTGATGCAGATGAAATGCCTAATTGGTACTTAATACAATATTTGCCCATTCTTCTTGAAAATAATGATGTAGAAGTACTTAGAGTACCCCGCATTAATACAGTTAAAGGTCTTACCCAAGAACATACCCAAAAATGGGGGTGGACTGTAGATAATAGAGGTAGAGTTAATTGGCCTGACCTCCAGTGGAGAATTTACAAACGTACCCCTGAAATTAAATGGAAGAATAAAGTACATGAGGTTTTAGATGGTTATAAGACTCATGCTATTTTACCTTTAGAGGAAGAATTTGCTTTAGAGCATCATAAGGATATTGAACGCCAAGAAAGACAAAACAATTACTATAATTCTCTATGAATAAATTACCTTTAAGTATAGGAATATTAGCCTGGAATTCAGGGCAAACTTTAGTAGAAACTTTAGTTACATATTACCATAATGGTTTATTAGAGTTATCTGATGATATAAAATTATTCTTCCAAGAATTTAGTGATGAAGATAAACGAATTGCTGATCATTTTGGAATTGAGTATATAGCTTCACCTGATAATATTGGTATTGGTAAAGCTTTTATTGAGTTAGTTAAAAAAGCTAAATATGAAAATTTTCTTATTTTAGAACATGATTGGAAATTAATTGAAAATTCTGAGATTACTTACAATAGGCTAAACAACGGAATTAAACTTTTAGACAGAGGAATCAGTACAATTAGATTACGTCATAGAAAACAACCAGGTTATCCTCATTTCAGTGAACGTTACATGAGCATTAATTGGAATTATATTGATCCTTGGATTCAAACTAGATCTAGTCACTTACTTGATTGTGTACATTGGGTTGAAAATCCTGATCAAAAATTCCCAGATAAAATTTCTAAATTAGATTTTTTAGAAGAAAATTATTATTTAGCTGATTCTGAAGTAAGTAATTGGACTAACAATCCAGGACTATTTAAAACTAAATTTTTTGAACAAGTGCTTACTGAATTTCCAGGTGAAGGTATAGATTTAGAAAAGAATATTAGTTATTGGTGGGCTCGACAAAACTTTACTTGTGCACACGGAGAAGGATTATTTAAACACGAGGATATAGTTAAATACGGAATATGAAAGTAGCACTACTACTATCAGGTCTTGCTAGAAAGGTAGAAGAAGGATATAAAGCTACTTGGGGGCATCTTATAGATAATTATGATGTAGATATCTATCTACATGCTTGGAAAGATGAAGAATGGAATAAAATATCTCAATTTTATCCTAATGCTAAATCAACCCACATACAGGAACCTTTCAAATTTACTAAATATAAAGAAGGTATAAAACTACCTCATAACGATACTTCCAGACCTTTACCTCAATATGATGTAATGAGTTGTTTTAGACAATTTCCAATGGTTTATAGTTGGCAAAATGTTTATCAACAAATGTATGATACTCAAATTCAATATGATGTTATAATTAGAAGTAGATATGATTTAGGTATTTTTCAACCTTTAAATTTAGAAAATTTAGATCATAGTTTAGTTAATCATAGTAGTGATGGTAATTTTCTTGATGATAATTTATGTATTACTAATTACCAAAATGCTGAAAAATTATATTGGGGGGTATTTTACAAGTTAATTAATTACTCACAAGAAAAAGGTTATTTAGGTAGTGCTGAAGAAAGTTGGACTGAAATAGTGAATAGAGCAGGTTTAATAACTTATTCTCAAAAAAATCTATCTCTCCAATTTCAACTTTTAAGAGATAACTGGCTCTGGTGGGGTGACCAAAATGGAAATATCATCTCAGATAAAGTTATAAGTTGATGAAAATTGGTATAAATTTAGTTGGGGTGTCCTATAATGATGGGGTTTTCGGTCGATATAGGAACTATAAAGACGCTATAAACGAATTTTTTGAGCACATTGTTAATCCTCTAAAAGAAGAAGGACACGAAATTTCATTTTATCTTTGTACTTATCTTAATTCTGAAATAGAAGACATACAAAAATATTACTCACCTAAAAACTTCATTATTGCTCCTTCTTCTTATAATCAATTAGGAGGAGGTGATAAAGTAGGTAATTTTAAAGCTATATCTTCTATTTACATTGTTAGTTTAGAACAAATGAGAAATCAAGATTTAGATTTAGTAATATCTACTAGATTTGATATTAAATTTTTAAAAAATCCATTTAAAGAATATAATTTTGATTTTACTAAATTTAATTTTCTTTGGAGAGAACCTGAATTTACTCATTTACCCATTGTAAATGATACTTTTGTAGTATTTCCTTATAATATGTTAGGAAATGTTATAGATTCTATTCATGAAATGGAGATTAACCCATCTTATAATGTAAATATAGCTATGCATAATTGGTATCTACCAATGGTAAATCAAGTAGGTTTAGGTAAAGTTCAATGGGTTGAAGAAGAATTTATAAATACGATTACTAATAACTTATATATCCTAACCAGACATGAGTAAACTAATAAGTGGGTACCTTTGGGCATACCGAAATGTAGATTCTGGGATTAAATCACTTCAAAGCCTTAAAAAATACTACCCAGATGCTGATTTATTCATTAATGTAGATTATGAAGGTGATCTGATTAATTATCAACAACGTGGTCTAGAAATTGGGGCTAAAACCTCAATTAATTTATTTCAATTAGGTTATTGTGGTAACTTTGGAAATGTCAATGTTGGTTACGAATGTTGGGATAAAGAAAAAACATTTGAATTTATTAGGGGCTTCTATGAAGCTTGTAAAACAACTGATTCACATTATATGATGCTATTAGAAGAAGATGATTTTCTTCTTAAACCAGCTACTATTTTAGATTATGAATTTAGTTGTGCAATCCACCCTACAGCACCGAGTCCAACAGGAAGAATGAGACCAAATCCTATACCTAGAGAATTTTTTGATTATTCTGCTAAATTAGGAGGAGTAACCACATGCCCAGGATATGCTTCAGGTGGTGGAACTATTTTTAATAGAGAACAATTTATTGAAGCTTGGGAAAATTGTAAAGATCAACTTTATGAAGACTATGATGAGTTAGTTAAAGTTAGTAAAATTATGGGTTGGGTTGATTTCTTCTTACAATACATTATGATGATTGGTGGTTATGAAATTATTCAAAATCCACTTCTCTGTGAACACTGGGAAGTTCCTGAAGGTTGGGAGCAATTTGATATAATTACAGGATTAAAAGATCATACTTTAGTTACGTTATAATGATTCATATAATAATACACACCTTACCTTATGAACTTAATGCTTTAGAACAAACTTTAATTCAATTAAAACGTTCAAGTCATTATTTAAATGAAAATCATAGGGTAAGAATTGAAGTTTTACTTAATACTAATTTAGTAAATTGGAATTTATCTAAAATTGGTTTATGGTTTTTTGAAGATGCTTATCATAAATTAATTAAATTAAATGAAGATTGGGCTGAATGTGTTTTAAGAATAGATGATAGTGCTTCATTTTTAGGTTGCAATGACTTAAGAAGACATACAATTAGAACTACAGATGCAGATTATATTATGTATCTTGATACTGATGTTATTTTTAATGATACATTTTTAAGAAGAGTATTTGATAGTATTGAAATTGCAACCAATCCTCTATCAATTATAACTCCACAATTAACCAGAATGTGGGACACTACTTGGGATATAGTTAGTAATGAAAGTTTTTTTAATGAAGAAGCTAATCATGAAAACTATTTTAATAGAGATCCTTATAAAGCAGTTCAATTTAAAGGTGATGTTAATTTAAAACCAATTCAAGGATTTAAATTTGCGGGATGGGGCACAACTATCTCTACTAAATTAGCTCGCCTAATAGATATCCCAGATGATCTAGGACCTTATGGTTTAGATGATACTTTTATAATGTGTGGTTGTGAGATATTAAAACGTCATAATATCCACCCACAGCAATATGTTATTGAAAACGAAATTGTTATTGAAAATAATAAATTTAGGTTGGAGTATTTTAAGGATTTTCTTACCTTAATTGATAGAAAAGAAGAATTTACTAAGCACGCACATAATAATTTCCAATTTGAGTTAATAAAATTAGATGAAAAACTTACTAATAGGGAACTTAACTAAATACACTCCAGATAAAATACATAATTGGGTTCAAAGTGCTAAAAAATATTTTCAAGGTGAAATTTTAATTTTAGGATACGATTTACCTAAAGAAACTATTGATTATTTAAATGAAAATGAAGTTAAAATAGTTTTAACTCAACCTTTAGGTTTTCATATAGTTGTTCAAAGATTTTTAGATATCTATACATTTCTAAAAAACAATCAGGATTATAATAAAATTATAGTTACTGATGTTAAAGATGTATACTTTCAAAGAGATCCTATGCCCTTTATTAGTTCTACTTTAATTGGTAGAAAAAAAATTATTGCGGGTAGTGAAGGTTTACTTTATAAAAATGAAGATTGGGGTAATGATAATCTAAATAAATGCTACCCCCATTTATATGAATTAAATAAAAATAATAAAATTTATAATGCTGGTACTTTTGCAGGGGAAAATAAGTATTTAAGAGATTTTTGTTTTCAAGTATTCCATCTTAGTTTAGTAGGTACTCAATATGACCCACAACCAGATCAAGCTGCATTTAATATTCTACTTAATCTAAAACCTTGGAAAGATATTACAGCATTCACCAGTATGAATCTACCCTGGTGTGCTCAATTAGGAACTACTCATGATCCTAAAGTAAAAGATAAATACGATAAATTTCTTCTAGATTATCCTCCTGTTATAAAAGACAATCAAGTCTATACTGAATTTGGAGACACATACTGCCTAGTACATCAGTACGATAGGGTTCCCGATTTTAAAATTTAATATTTATTGTTATGGAGAAAAAAGCCACATGGGAAATCCCTCTTAAACTTAATTTAATCTATGAAGATTCAGAAGATCTTACTGCTTTAAAATCTTCAGATGAATTTTCAGAACTTGTTTTTAAAGGAGCAGTAAGTGCTTTAAAGCAAGCAATTAGAAAAAATAAAAGTGAATGTGTTTTATATGAAATTGTTAATTTAGAAGCTAAAATAAAAATTAAAAAAAGTCAATACGAAAAACTTTTAAATAGTTGTTTAGCTTACTATGAAAAGTTAGAAGATTACGACACATGTCAAGAATTAGTAGAATTAAAACATAGATTTTAAGTGGAAGAGATTGATAATATAGTAGACCTATTTAACTCTGTATTAGGAATTGAAGTAGAATTTGATGGTGTTATTTTAACTGACGAGCAAAAGGAAAAAAGAAATTTTCTAATATTTGTAGATAATTATAGAAATGCAATTTTACGTTCACTTAAATTACAAGAAGAATTTGGTATTGATGCTTGGGCTTTTGAAGACACATACGCAAAATCTTTAGAAGGCCTAATTTACTTAGCTTTCCCTGAAGACATTGCTGAAGTAATTTTATGGTATATATATGAACACCCATTAGCTGAATCAGATGAGGATAGAACACTTAATGATACAGAGGGGAATGCATATATAATACACACATCAGAAGAATTATATAACCTTATTGTAACCCTTCAAGACGAATGATAGAAAGAGAATGTTTGGGATGTGGAGAAAAAATTAATCCTAAAAGATTAGAAATCCTCCCCAATACAAAATATTGTGTCAATTGCAGTGACTCAGGAAGAAAAAAAGGACTTACTTTCCAATATGGAGAAGGAGACCATAGCTTTACAGATATTGTAATTGTAGAAGAAAAAGAATATAGAAAAATAATGCACAAGCAAAGTAATTTTGAAAAGCCTAAAGTGCTAGAAGAAATTGACTATGAGCATGAAGATGATCATATTGAAAAAATTCAATCAATTAACCTTGATGAAATAGAAGGAGATTTAGAATAATGCCACTGCCCAAACCACTTACTAAGGAGCAAATTATAGCTGCTATGTCACAGACTAAATCAAACAGGTCTGCAGCTCGCTATCTTAATGTAAGTTACCAACATTATAAAAAATGGGCTAAGCTTTATAAAGGTGAGGATAATAGAACATTATTTGAAATCCATTTTAATCAAAAAGGAGTAGGCATCCCTAAATTTTTAAAAAATAGCCAAAAAATCCCAGCATTACAAGATTTGTTAGAAGGTAGAGTACCTATGACAAATTTTAGTCCTGAAAAAGTAAAAAAGCGTTTATTTGAAGAGGGGTATTTACAAGAAAAATGTGATTGTTGTGGTTTTGAAGAAAGAAGAATTTTAGATTATAAAGTTCCTTTAATAATGCATTTTAAGGATAATAATAAGAAAAATTATAGACTTGAAAATCTTGAAATGCTTTGTTATAATTGTTACTTTTTAACTGTTGGTAATATTTTTACTGATAAACAAATTGAACAGATGGAAGAACATAAACCTATAAATCATGGGCACGATGCTGATTGGCAATTAGATGATTACCAAGCACAACGTTTAAAAGAATTAGGTTTATATAACCCTCCTAAAAGTGATTTAGATGATTTAAATATTGTTTCTCATTTATGAAAAGTAAAAAACATGAACAAGTAACTAAAGATTATCAAAAATCTAAATCAAAACATTTAGAAAGATTAGCTTCTAAAATGTTGGATAATGATGCAAAATTTGAAAATTTAAAAAATAAAAAAACTAAAGGTAAATTTTTAGATAATTTTTAAAATGATACAACTTGCGGTGCAAAATAAAGAAGAATTTGAATCATTTTTAATTAAGAATGGTTGTAAAATTTCTATGTCTATAGTTGATATTATTGAAAAAAATTTAAAAACCAAAAAACAACACATACCAGTCTTTTCAATAGAATTAATAGAAGAGCAAGAAGTTTTAGACATTACCTTGGAGCGTTCAAATTTTATCGATACCTTAAATAAGAATATAATTACCCTTGAAAAAAACGAACAATATGAATATTGTTCAAAAGCAATTAATTTAATAAACCAAATAATCAATCAAAGTCATGAGTAGTAATTCAGCACGTCAAACCTATGAAACATTTATGGAATGGCACAAATGGGCTAAAACCCAGTATCCTGAACTAAGAAAAAAAAGAAAGCCAAAACCAGAGCAAAATCCACTTTATATGCATTTTAATGACTCCGAATTCAATGCTTGATTTAGTATATAGTCTACCCGATGAAAAATGGGTAGACTTAATACTTTACAACCCAGATATTGTTCAAAGTATCTGTCTTGGGTTAAGTTTGGAATTACAAGTTTTAGAAAATGAAAAAAATAATAATAATTGGCGAACAGTGCATTGATGAGTTTATATATTGTGAAGTAAATAGATTATCACCAGAGGCGCCAGTCCCAGTTTTAAACCCGGTTAAAACAACTACAAACAATGGTATGGCCGGAAATGTATATGAAAATGTTTGTGTATTAGATAAAAAGGCAAATGTTATTCTAATTTCTCAAGATAAAAATATTACAAAAACAAGATATGTTGATGTAAAATCAAACCACATGTTCCTTAGAGTAGATACTGGGGAAGGTAAGATAGATCGATTTATAACTGATTCTGAAATAGAAGCATCTATCAAAGAAGCAGATGCTGTTATTGTAAGTGATTATAATAAAGGATTCTTAGATACTACTAGTCTATGGAATATTGGTCATCTTGCTAAATTATCTATTTTAGATACTAAACGTAAATTAACCCCAGACATAGCTAATAAATTTTCATTTATTAAATTAAATGAAAGTGAATCTAAAAATAATAAACATCTAGATCCTAAAAATATTATTGTTACTTTAGGTTCTAAAGGAGCATATTACAATGGTGAGTTAATTCCTCAAGAAAACCCCCAACAAACCATAGATGTTTCAGGAGCTGGAGATACATTTGTAGCTGCTTTTGCTCTTAAATTTTTAGAGACATTAGAAGAAAGAGCATCAATTGCGTATGCTAATGAAATGGCTAGTATAGTTGTTTCAAAAAGAGGTGTGGTTACGCCCTGATTCATTTATATCTTTAAAATAAAAAATGGCGAATTACGAATTACCCAAAGGACGTCCTTCTGAAAAACTAAATGAAGTTTTACTTAAATATACACAAGTATTTGAAAAAGATGGGATTAAAACAACTTGGACTTGGGACAAAACTAAATTTGCTTTTGGACCTATTTCAGTAGATATAGAATATCCTAAAAATTATAAAAATTTTGAGGAAGAACAAGAAAATCTTCCTGCAACCAAAAGAATGTATTTTGATGAAGCTGAAGGTTATTATGTAGGCTATCAAACTGCTAAAAAGAAAGGTATTATTTAATGATTTTACCTCCAGAAAAAACTATATTTGTTCATATTCCTAAAACTGGAGGTTCTTCGGTTGAGGAATTTATTATGAATTATTATGGGTATCAAAGAAATGAATGTCTATTAGTTCATGGGTTTGGTGTTGACCCTAAAATTCAATTACAACACTTTATGGTTGTACCAACAATGCATTATAATTTAAAATTTATTTTAGATATTGCTAAAAAAAATAAAATTTTTGTAGACGACTCTTGGACTATTTTTTCAATAGTTAGAAATCCTTATTTTAAATTTTTATCTGAATTACTTTTTACAGAAGCAGTACCTTTAAAATATAATTATCATATGCTACCTAATTATTCAAAAAAAATGTATATTGATTATTGTGTTGAAAGATATTTTAAACATCCTGCAAAGAATCATTATCATTCGTATCATTCATTAGAACAATATAAATTTTTTGAAGATGTAAATGTTAACTATCAAATATTTAAATTTGAAGAAGGTTTAGAAAACATAATAAAAAAATTAGGTTTTGAAATAAAAAATAATTTTCCACATTTATTAGAAATATCAAAAATTTTTAATGTGCCTAAACCTAATTATAAAGAAATGTTAACACCATATCTTGTGGAAACAATTAATGAAAGATATAAAAAAGATTTTGAAATTTTTAATTATGAAATGCTAGATCCTAATAATTTAACGTGAAATCTCAAGAAATTTTTTTTATATTTATTAGAAGATAAGGAATTAAAAAATGGACTACTCAAAAAAAGGACAAATAGGTCAAGATTTTAGCAATTCTTTGCCAAATGAAATTGAACCCTCTAAAATCCCTTATCAGTTCCAATTTAGTGTTAGTGCCCCAAAATTAAAATCTCTTCAAAGAAGTTGGGTTAATAATAGTGTTTTTAATTGGGATGAATTTTTTCCTGAGGATATAGCTAGTATTTTACATAGTTACTATTATGATAAACATAAAGATGATTGGGATTTAGTTGTACATCCTGATCCTTACTTTAATTATGGTGAAGTTGAAGATGGAAACCCATTAACAGAAGAAGGTTATTACCATATGTTTTTAACTAAAGATGATGACCCAACTTTACCTCATAGATTAGAATTTGCCAGAGAAGCTATTGCAAATAATCAATTTGCTTATGTTTATAGAAGAACAAATGATTTTCATCCTTATTTAAAATGGTTTAGTTCTAATAAATTTATAAAAATAATAGAAAATTTAACAGGTTTTAAAAATTTAGAATATATACCAGAATATAGTTTTGTATCTTGTTATGAAGAAGGTCATTATAATGGACCTCATACTGATGGTGATAATGGTAGAGTAGCTATGGTATATCATTTATCTAAAGATTGGAAACCTTACTACGGAGGCGTTTTTATGAAAACAGAATGGGGTAATGAGGTAGTTACTAAAGCAGTAAATCCTCCTTTTAATACTTTAACTATGTTTAATGTAGTAGGAGGAGCACCACATTTTGTAAGTGAAGTAGTTAAGGGTGTTAAAAATAAAAGAATAGCTTTTACAGCTTGGTATGTTTAATATGAAAAAAGGTCAAATTGGAGGAGATTTTAGAAATGAAATTCCTCAAACAAAAAAAATTGAAATGAATGTAGATGGGCATTTTGCTGTACCTCTTGGTTGGGGTTATAATTTAGAATTAGCTCAAAAATATTTACCTATTGTTCAAGATTTACTTAGTGACCCTAGAACTTGCAATCCTGATTTCTTCCCCAGAGGAAGAACAACTCACAATATCCCAGATTTTAATTTAGTAGATATACCTGAGTTTAAAGAAATGAAAGAATGGGTATATGAGTTAGGTTGTACATTCCTTGAAAAACAAGGATTTCACAGACGTGGATTGAAAAATAATGTATTTTTACTAGCTAATGCTCTAGATAAAGGAGGTTATCATAAAAGTCATACCCATTATGATTGCGTATTTAGCGGTGTGATGTATCTAACAGCTCCTGCAGGTACTTCAGCTTTAGAATTCGAAGACCCAGTAACTGAAAGACTTTTACAAAAATTTCCTGTAGTAGATAGTAATAATCCTTATACTTGGGATTTTATATTTTCTAGACCTGAAGTAGGTTTATATAATATTTTTCCTTTATGGTTTAGACATATGGTGTTAGAAAATCCCGTATCTGAACCTAGAATAGCAATAGCCTTTAATGTAGGATAAAAATGAATATAATACAAGAATTAGAAGAAGCTATTCAAGAACATAAACTAGAAATGTTAAATCCTTCTAGAGACTACACTGATGGTGAAGTAGTGTTTGATAATGGTTATGTCCATGGTCTTGAAGCAGCTTTAGAATTAATAATAGAAAATAATAGAAAAATAAATCTTAATCTTAATTAATATGGTTATTCATACGTCTACTACAAAATCTTTTTTGGTATATAATCACAACGACGAACAACATTATAAAGTAGACTTAGAGCTAGATCACACAAACCTAGATGAAGAATTAATATGTATTACGGATCAAAACGGCTTTGAAGTAGAAAATGAAGAAACATTTTCGGAAATAGAGAGCATATTTGACGCTTATTATAATACAATTGAAGGTTTTTCTGACGAAGATGAATGATGTTGAAGAATTGTTACTTAAAGCCCATAAAAAAGGCTACTATGAAGATGTTATGAATGAAGCCCAAACACTTAAAAAATCAAATCCAGAAATGGATTTAAAGGATAGGTATTTTATGGCTTATTACAAAATTAAATCTAAAAATAAATAATGGAATATTTTTTCTTTGGATTTTCAATTTCATGTATAGTTCTTCTATATATTGAAGTAAGGAAAATTAGGCATGCAATCACTGATATTAAAAAAGATCTTGATAATGCCAAAAACGCTACCAAACAAATTTTAAAAGGTTAAGTAATAATTACGTGATATGAACTGCTTGGAAAAGCAAAGTTTTTATCGTAAATTTATTGTATAAATACAATAAATAATTAAATAGTAAATATTACTACCCTAACACCTAACCTAACCTAATGTACACTCGTGAATTATGCAAAGGATCAGTTTCAAAAACCTACGACAAAGCTAGAAAAGCAATAAAAGAAGGTAATAGAGACTTGGCTCGAGATTTATGTGACTTGGGCATTTTATTAGTCGCTCAACATCGCTATGCAAATCATTTAAGTGTAGACGATATTGTTGATAACGTTCGGATCGGATTATGGTTAGAACGTTTTTGGTACACCTTAGAAAACAATGATCTTCTTCTTGCCGATTGATGTGGTGATCTGAAGAATTGTTTATACATTTACAAAAAAGAGTTATGGCTAAAACGGTTACGTTAAAATACGATTTTGAACCCTACAAATGTTGTGAGGTAAAAATTAAAGACAGTTGGTACAGAGTTACGGCTCGCCAATTCCGTAGTTTTGATGGTGAACGCCGTATCTCTACAGACATTGATGAAAACAACCAATTAATTTATCGCAGTTATGAAGGACCTATTTACCTTTTTAAAACAAACGTTACAGTGGAACCGCAAGGAACAAACAATTTTGTTTACACACTTGAAGGAGACCCCAGAGACAAAGTGCCGGTCAATCCAAGATACTATTAATGTACGTGCTGTTTACCCTCCAAATTGGGGTGGTAAACGAGATTTTAATCAATGGGCAGATAAATTACCAAATCCTGCACCTGAAAAGTAAGATGAGTTTTTCTTATATATTTATTAACATAAATTATTAAGCTATGGCAACACGTGCATTGATTGGATACCTTGAAGATGGAGTTCTAACTACAACTTACAACCATTATGATGGTTATCCTGAAAATTTAGGTAAGGCATTAGAAACTTTTTATAATGAACCTGAAAAAGCAAAAGAAATTGCTAATAGAGGTTATATTAGCTATGTTAATGCTGATACTGGAGAAATTGAAGCTAATAGACAAGACACTGCAGATAAGGTAGACTTGAATAAAATGGATCCACAAGATGCAGTTGAAGATGTAGCTGATTTAGTAGATTCATATGGTGCTGACTTTGCTTACTTCTATAACCCAAATATTAATAAATGGGATCGTATTAAGGTCTACGGCAAGCGACAAATGATAGATGCTTTAGAAGGTATGTTATTCCAAGGAAGTGAAGAAGTAACAGAATCTTACAAAGCTAAATGGAATAAGTTTATAGGTAAATAATCCTAGGTATTTTTCGGTTAAAAAAATATTTGGTTATGTTATGATTTATTCATAATTTTATCCAAAGTTAAGGTTATGAAACAAGTCACAATTGAACAAATCCGAAGCGGGCGAAAAATAAGCTCCATTAAAATGAATTTCCCAGATGATATAGAATATATCAGGGAGATTCATCAATGTTTTCAAAACAATTGCCCTACAGATCAAATTAATTTTTATTTTGACTCAGGTGTTTTTGTTGGTAGAACACCATATGACCCTTTCCGTCGTTTACGTTTAAAAAAATACACCCATAAATTTAAAGTTGCAGTATGAGTTCTGGTAAAACAGGTAGTCGAGCTAATCTAACTATTGTTAAAGAAAAAAAACGTTTTGTTTTGTATAGATTTGGAAGTATTGTTGCTAGTGCTGATGCTGAAGAAAAATTAGCAAGCATTAGAGGCCACTACAAAAATTATCCTTTTAGAAATAATTTTGAATATGAAGAGGATACAATTCAAACAGAAAGTTTATAACGAGTACCTCCTCCATAATAATGAACGATATCAAGTAATTCATAAAGATGGAGATATAAAGTGGGCTGTACGTTTAAATACCAAAGGTATAGCTAGCGGAAGGGTTTTGAAGTTTGTAAATGGTTGTGTAGTATGAAAACAATATTTGTAGTTTTCGATTGGTTCGAGAATATTGATTCTGCTTACCCAACTGAAGAACAAGCTCAAGACAGATGTAATGCTCTTAAAGTAGATTACTGGCTTGAAAAGGGCAAAAATGTAGAATGGAGAGTATCGGAAGAAGAAATACCATTTAAAAGTGTTGTCTTTGTTGATGTAACCTCTAAAAATGCCGATCTAATATGTCGCTATGAAGAATGTAGATTCATTGAGTGATAATGAAATTTTAGATTGGTTTGAAAAACTTCCACTTAATTTAAAACTTAAATTTTGGAGAAGTATGGCATCCAAAACAAGTTATCAAGATTTTATAAAAGATAAATATAAAATTATAGATTACTATAACATGTTGGTGAGTTATGAACACACCCATAAAGTATTAAGAAAAAAATTGGGCGCTTAAAGCGCCCTTTTTTATTTATTATTTTCTGTAACTGCTACTAACTGTCTATACTCTTCTAAAGTAAATCTAGTTTTAGTAACAATAACTACGTGATCATCATATATTAATGCTTGACGAGTGGTTTTAGGTGTTTCTTTAATGCTGTGAACAGCATAGTCTGAAGTAGAGCAAGAAGCCATAACCAACGCAACCCCAATTAAAAGTAATTTTTTCATGTTAATGGTTTTTAAGGGTTAATTTAAATTTGCTATAAATATACGTCGTCATCTTTAAGTAACCAAATAGTCAAAAACGTAATATATAAAGATATATTTGGAAATTTAAAAAACATTTCATACATTTAGAAAAAGTTTTAAAAATTAAAGTTATGAATGCAAACGAGCAAATTAAATGGTTAGAAAAGCAAGCAAAGCTTTATCTAAATGATTTAGAGAGTTATGCCGATCCTTTTGAATTAGAAGAACAACTTCCAAGGCATCAAGCGTTAAAAGAGTTTATTGATTTTGTAAAAGAAGTTAACTAAAAGCTTTTTAACTACAATACATTTATATTAATATCCGTATATACAACCCACCCCTCAAAAAACACAATAAATTATGTATGGGATAATTGCACTTATCGGAATCGTGATTTGGATCCTTTATTGGATTTACCGCGACACACAAGAAGAACAAGAACGCTTAAAAAGAGAAGCACAAGAAGAGTATAGAAAAATGATCTACTCTTGGTTTAACGAATGTAGATGGTGTAATAAAGAATACCAAATCAAAGACGGCAGCGAATATTTTTGTAGCCCAAAATGCGAGCACCAACACGATAAAGCACGTAATAAATGATACAATTAACTCGCCACGGATGGGCACTATTAGGTTTTACCTTTTGGTGTATAGGAGTGATATTAGATTACCCTTGGAATGTAGGATTCTTTTTTCTTTTTGGGACTTGTTTTGGAAAAGCAATGTTCGGTAAATTCGATGAGAAATGAACTATTGTATATACTTATTAAAATTTGAGGAGTATAAAGGTGGTATGCTATCAACTAAAAATCCCCTCATCAAGATTGGTATTTCTAAGGAAAACGCTGAAACGCGTATTAGAAATAATACCAGACTTGAAGGACGGATTGATAATGATTCAGTGGCCTGGAAAGAACTATTCGGGAAAGTTACTATTTTAGGGCAGGTGACCTCAATTACGCAGGGAAAAGCTCGAATGGTGGAGAAGAAAGTATTAGAGAAGTGGGGAGCTAAAGACTTTTCGATGAAGGAGTATTGTTCCGGAATCGGGGAATTTAGGATCTATTCTTTGGATAGGGAGAACACAGCTAAACAACTTTTGTGGATGTTGTAGTAAAAAGAGGTATCTTTCGGTTAAAGATCGGGACGCTAAATGTGGCGTCCCGATTTTTTTATCGTACATTTACCACGTTAAATTAAAAATCAAGGTTATGAACAAGAACGAATTCGCACAAAAGCACAACGAAATGTTTGGTTTTGATATCCAAGACGTTTTGCAGCGCACTATTTCAAATCTTTCAGATCTGCACATTGAAAAGAATTTTCTCAGCCCAGAGCAAATGGATGCTAAGCTGAATGCAATGAAGGAGTACCTGATGGATTGTAAAGATGTACTTCGAATGGAAGAGAGAATGAAGAAGCAGTACAATGAAGAGATGGCTGAATTTAAAGCTCATTTGGGGGGGTTTTAAACCCCTCCTTTTTTTAAATTATTTTAACTATTAAAGTTATGACAGAGAAGGAATTATTGATTGAGTTGTTGAAACTTAATGTACAACAAATCAATATACTTGCTGAACAAATCAACGACAATAAAATTAAGTACAGTCAAAAGGTGTATGATGTTATCAATCAGATTCAATTGACAAGTACTATGATTGAAACTCAATTATACGAGATATACGAGATAAGTGCTGACGAAATGTTGGATATCGTAAAGTAGATTCGTATATTTAATCAAAAGAAAAAGGTTATGACAAGAGAAGAAATAAGCGCCCTGTTTACAGACGAAGAGCTGAAAGCAATGGGTCGTACCAGAGAAGAGGTAATCCAAAGTATGTTGGATGAGCAAGAGTATGAAAATGCTTGGGCTAATCGTGTTCGTTTCACTTTTAAATAAAAGTTATGTTTTACATTTACAACAAAAAGGAACTCGTATTTAAGCGAGTAAACAGCCGTTTTTTTATAACAAACGCGCTTCTTGCAGTCGCCATTGGTGGTGTTTCGTATATGGTTGGCCGTTATAAGGCGGTTAATTCGCTTACAGAACACGAAAGAGAGTTTATTATATATTTAGATCAAAAGTACTTTAGTGAAGATCAATTAGTTAAAGAACTAAAGTCTAAGAATATAAATAAACCCTATATTGTACTAGCTCAAACTAAAATTGAGACCGGTAACTTTACTTCAGCCATTTTTAAACAGAACCACAATCTGTTTGGTATGAAGAAAGCTAGAATTAGGCCAACTACTAGCTTAGGTATTAAGCGTGGTCACGCCTATTACGATAAGTGGGAATCATCAGTTGAAGATTATGGTTACTATCAAGCTTACCAAGGTTTAGCTAAAGTTAATAGTGATGAAGAGTACTACAACTTGTTAGCTCAATTGGGTTACGCAGAAGATCCTAATTACATTTTGAAAGTTAAAGCTTTAGCTGAAAAATTGAAGTCTAAATTTGAATGAAATGAAAATCACCTTCATCAGTGACACTCACACTAAACATAGGGAAATCAATAAAGATCTTCCTGGTGGTGATTTGATCATTCACGCTGGTGATTTTATGAATTCAGGTTATGAGTCACAAGACGTAGCTGATTTTGTAAATTGGTATAGTTCATTGCTTACAATGGACTACAAACACCGAGTGTTTATTGCTGGTAATCACGATCGATTGTTTGAAGATTATCCTAATTTAGCTATGGAGTTGATGAATGCCTATAGTGGTGGGTTAATTTACCTACAAGATCAGTCTCACGTTATTGATGAAGTAAAAATTTATGGTTCACCTTGGCAACCAGAATTTTACGATTGGGCTTTTAATTTGCCTCGAAATGGTTGGGAGTTGGAATTGAAATGGAAAGATATTCCAAACGATACTGACATTTTAGTTACTCACGGTCCTCCATTTGGTCATTGTGATGTTACCCCTTATGGTAACTTGAATGTAGGTTGTGAATTGCTTCGTGTTCGAGTAGATGAATTAAAACCTAAAATTCACGTGTTTGGACACATTCATTCAGGTTATGGTTATAAGTTCCACGAAGGCACACACTTCATTAATGCTGCTGTATTGAATGAAAAATACAAATACGCTAACAAACCAATTACTATTGATTGGGATCCTGAAACAAACGAATTAGAATTTATTTAGTTATGAACAAAAATAGTAAATTTTTTACTCCACTACCTAAACCAACGCTTAAAGAGCGATTGGAAGATTTAAAGTATACTATCCTATTTTGGAAAGGTCGTAAGAAAAAGTATATTACCACTCGTAATTTAGAATGGAGTGATTTACGTTACATCTTATTTCCACGCAAAACAGAGAAGTATGGATATTTGAACATCTCACTTCATTATACCTCTGAGACTTACTGTAATGCATTGTTACCGCTTGTATTAGCAATGGATTATGAAGCAAAACCTTGGTGGTGTCCAAGATGGTTTCTACGTTTCCTACACGTGTTTGGAAACGATAAATCATTAGTTCGTGTTCGTAATCGCAGGTTAAGTGATCTACACCGAAAACTAACTAAAGGTATTATGTTTTGGGATTGGAAAACTAAATGGTGTGATTACGATTTACGTATTTCAATTTCAGGACCTGAACACCTACATAATTTAGCAAGTTGGATTGAACAAGGATATTATAAGGAAGGTTACAGAGCTAAGCTAATGCGAGATATTGCTATGTACGAGCCTGACCCAGATGCTAAAATTATTTTCACTGGCATCAAACACCTTGAAGAACAATTGGAAAAATTACAAAATAAAGAAGAAGATGAAAACATTTAATGACTTAGATTTTCAACCTATGCAATTTGATGTAGGTATTCAAGCACGTATCAATTTTGATAACGGGTACGGTGCTAGTGTTATTAAATCTCCGTACAGCTACGGAGGTAATCAGGGTTTATACGAATTAGCAGTTATAAAAGATGATGCTATTTGCTATGATACTCCTATTACTGATGATGTACTTGGATATTTGACTGAAGATGATGTAACTAAGTACTTGGGTCAGATTCAGGAACTTTAACACCAAAGAGAAATGAAAAAGACACTTAGCGCAATATTAAGTTACTTAGGTATGTTTATGATAGGAGCATATGCTGCTTCTCAATTCAAATTTAACACACCTATTGAAGATTACAGATGGGTAATAACATCGTTCTTCTTTGGATTCTTTGCAATATTAACCTTCAACGCCAAAGAGAAATGAAAACAATCTTAATTGATGAATTGGTAAAAGACCAATCAGTAAAAGAACAGGCATCAGTAGTGATTGAAGGTAAAATGCTTGAAGGGTGGCAAATTGCTAAACCTCTTAATTATGACAAGAAATACACTACGCTTAAAGACCGATTTGTAATGGCTAGAAAAGTATTATTTGGAAAAGCAATAGCAGTTCAATTTTTTACCGATTTGACCGAAGATGAGAAAATTTCTTATGTCAAAAATCAAATTAACTCCAAAGAGAAATGAGCAAACTCAAACAAACTAAAATCCCAATGACATTAGAAGATAATGTTATGAAGGTTGCTCTGGAACAAGGAGTGATTGAAAACGAATTCAATTGGAAATTAGTTCGTGAACGAGACGGACTAGAAAATCATT